GGGAAATGGTAGAATAGTTTATGATCCTGGATCTAGCCAATTAACTATTACTAATACAAAGCTTTATTTAAATATTGTAAGTAATGAAGATGGTACATTCGGAGATTCAACAGTTGTTCAAGATAAGAATGGATTGTTGACAACTGGAAGAGCTTTTTATTATGGTGGCAATGAATATCCAAATGGTGCTACTTCAAGAAGTACCGCACAAGGCGGAAGAGATTTTGTTGTTGGTGATGTGTGGCTGAGCAGAAAGGCATAAATGAGTTGGTGGAGAAAGGCTAGTCCTACCGATACTGGCAGCCATAATATAAACGGTTGGATCCAAATGAAAAGTATTTGGAGAAAAGCCTCACCTCAAGATGAAGCAAACTCTGACGCAAGTGAAAATCCATGGGTTATAAATGGTTGGTTAAAAATAAAAAGCGCTTGGCGCTTAGACTCAATAGTTAATGGTGTTAGAACTTGGATTAGAATATTTTCTGGAACAAATTTACCTACTCCTAAAGTCCCATATCCAGAGCTTTATTATATTTGGCCAGATGGCTTTGAGACCATTGATAGTCCAATTAATGGGTCAAGCATGTATGTTACAAGAGGATCTTGGACAGAAGAGCCAGAAGAATTTAGATTAAGAATTCAAGAGCTTGCACCAGGAGGAACATGGTCTGCACTATATGATTTTACTAAAATCTATGAAGAATATTTAGAGTCTCAGTCTACAAATAAATTCCCATCAGATGCAAATGCAGCATCTAGACCAGTTATATCTAAAACTAAAACTAGACAAGGTTATAAGTTTAGAGGTAAGGTAGATGCAAAAACTCCAGGCGGATTAGAAAACTCTTACGAGACTACAGCCTTAATGCCTAGAATTGATTTTAGAATAGCAAGCTTTATAGTTTATGATGAAGAAGCAGACGGTGCAACATTTAACTGGTCTTATACCGCCTTAGTAAATGGAAACACAGTAAATGAAGACCTAGATATTTTTTCTCAAAAGTTAAACGTATATGACGAGTTAGACACTTTAGTTTTATCTGTAACAATTCCAACTCCTACGACTACATACACACTATCTGATCCACTAATAGAACCAAATAAAATTTATAGTGTTGAACTAGAAGTTGTGGGAACTGATGGGTATACAGAAACAGAAGACAAGACAACAGATTACGCATACGTAGATTTAGAAACAACTGTGGATGAGCCAGAAATTATAACTAATCCAACTCTTACTCTTACAAATGGTGTAGAAAATAAAAAGAATTCAACCTATACTCTTTCAAGTGGGGAATGGACAAATGAACCAACTGAATTTAGATATCAAATAGAGTTAAATAATAATGCAGGAACCGTTTTGGCATATCATCCTTCTTCTACAGGGTATACTACAGATATATCATTTGATTACACATTTACCAGCACAACCTCAAATACAGTTTCTGGATCTGTTATTGCATTTAATGGCGCTGAGAGCTTGCCAGCATATTCAAACACAATTGGTCCCATAACAGAATTACAATACACAATAACATATGAAGAGTTAGGCGGATCAATTGTTCAAGATGATATTGTTAATGATGGAGATTCAGTTTTTCTTCCAACAACTTCTAGAGAGGGATATATATTTAATGGATGGTACACGGAAGCAAACGGCGGCGGCACCTTTGTTGGCGGCGGAGGCCCAACACCAACATCATATACTCCAACAGACGACATTACACTTTATGCTAGCTGGACAGGCATAGAGTACACAGTAACATGGAATAGAAATGATGGAACCTCAAGCTCTACTTCTGATACTGTAATATCTGGTACAACCATTTACGCTCCAACACCTTCTGCAAGAGAAAATTATGATTTTACTAGATGGAGAAATCCCGCAAGCGGAGGAGACCCTATATTATTAAATGCTGGAGATCCATGGGTAGTCACCTACTCTTTTCAATTTTATGCACAATGGGTTGCAAAAACATATACTGTTACTTTTAACTATGGGGTAGGAGCAGGAACTCCTTCTTCAATATCAGTACAGTATCCAGGAACAGTAACTCTTCCAACTCCAAATGCAAACGCAGATTACACTTTTAATGGATGGTATACGGGTCCAAACGGTACTGGATCTTTTGTTGGTGGAAGCGGGCCTACCCCAACACAATATCAGCCCACTAGCGATATAACTCTTTATGCTTCATGGTCAATTAAACAATACACAGTAACTTGGAACGCTAACGGTGGCAACGGCGGAGGAACAACTGGACCATTAAATGCTGGATCCTTGCACACTGCGCCATCTCCAGGAACTAGGTCTGGGTACACATTCCTTTACTGGAGAGATTCCGTGTCTGGAGACTATGCGTATCAAGTTTCTGATGGAGGAACATTCAATCCACCATATTCAGGAATCACCTTCTATGCACGATGGTCTGTGTCTCAGTATACTGTTACTTATAATGCTAACGGAGGTACTGCCAGATCACCAGAAACAATAAATGCAGGATCTTCAGTATACTTACCTTCTGCGAGTAGGGATGGTTACACTTTTAATGGATGGTATACAGCTCCTAGCGGAGGTACATTTTTAGGTTTAGCAAACACTCAATTCACTCCATCTGGATCAGTAACCATTTACGCTCAATGGTCAGTAGTTCAATACACAGTAACTTGGAACGCTAACGGTGGCAACGGCGGAGGAACAACTGGACCATTTAATTCTGGGACTTCACACACTGCGCCATCTCCAGGAACTAGGTCTGGGTACACATTCCTTTACTGGAGGGACAGCCCATCTGGCGACTATTTAAATCAAGTTTCTGATGGGGGAAGTTTTACACCTACTTCTAATATTACTTTTTATGCCAGATGGTCACAGAATCAGATAACTTATTATGTTGGAACCTCTACTTGCAATGTTTTAAGTGGTTGCTATTCATCATCTCCAAGTGCAAGCGGTCCATTTACTGGAACAGGATCAATGCCAACCGATACTATAGAAGGATCTTCTAGCGCTAGAATTAAAACAGTTTATAGATCAACTTATGCAGAAGCTTTATCAGCAGCTGCTAATGCTTCATGCGTAAATTGTGTTCCAACACCGTTCTTCCCACCATTCTTCCCACCGTTCTTCCCACCGTTCTTCCCGCCGTTCTTCCCTCCATTCTTCCCACCATATTTCCCATCTATAACAATATATTATATTGGAACATCAGGGTGTAATGTATTGAGTGGATGTTATACATCAATGCCATCCGTAAGCGGTCCATATGAAACTACTGGGTCTATACCTTCAGATACTACCGAAGGAGCATCGACCAATAGAGTTAAAACTGTTTATAGATCAACATCAGCAGCAGCTTTATCTGCGGCTGCTAATGCTTCATGTATAGAGTGTGCTCCATCTCCGTTCTTCCCGCCGTTCTTCCCGCCATTCTTCCCGCCGTTCTTCCCACCATATTTTAAATCTCCTTCACCATTCTTCCCGCCATTCTTTGGGCCGTTCTTCCCGCCATTCTTCCCGCCGTTCTTCCCGCCGTTCTTCCCACCGTTCTTTGGGGGCGGAGGGACTCCATTCTTCCCAGGCTTCGGATACTAGTTATAGACAACAATACCTCTATATGCTAATATTTGCTAAAGGAGAAATTATATATGTCTAGTAAATGGGAGCAAATTAAAAAAGTAGTTACTTCTGACGACGTAAAGCCTTGGGACCTACTAAAGCCATCTACGCAATATGTGTCTGACGATGAGGCGGGAGAAAGATATTCTGTATGCCTCAAGTGCCCTGAGTTAAATGAACTAACTAAAAGATGTAATGAGTGTGGGTGTTTTATGGCGGTAAAAACTAAGCTTAAATTGGCGGTTTGCCCACTTAATAAGTGGTAATTAATATAGGGTATAATCTATATTATGCTAAAATATAGAAGAAGAACAAATTAGCATAAGAAGGAGTAATTATGACAACTTTGTCAAATAGCGATAAGATAGTAATCATTGATCAAAAGATTAAGAATTTAGACTATCAAAGATATAGTGTAAATTTAGATCTACAACTCGAAGGTGCTGTTGCAAGCCCAGACGAGGATACTTTGAATTCACTAAACACTAAGCTAGCCGATATCGTAACCAAGTTAGATATTTTGAATGTTGAAAAAACTTCGTTAGCAGAGTAGGTAAAATGTCAAAAAAAATAGAGTTAGTTGTAACTGCCTTACAGCAAAGAATCGGAGAATTAGTTGTTGGCTATGAAACTCAAATAGCCCTTCTTAGAGCAGAGCTTACAGAGCTATCAGTTAATAAAGCTGCTCAAGAATATTCAGATTCTTTAGATGAAAAAATTGCACAGGTGAATAATGGCTGAAGTTTTTAGAGATGGGGAGCCAGTAGATCCGCAAAAGCTAAGGAGTCTACAGCAACAAATTACAGAATTAAGTGCAACAGCAAACAATGCATTTGACCTGGCTAATAGAACTTCAGATGGCACTACTGAAACTTTTCAGTATATTACACGTGCTGAAAATATAACCTTTGAAAATTTAAAAAACGGAACTAAGTACGAACAGGGTATTGACCTTGGTTTTATTGATGGAGATGTAGTTTACACTACTGCTACACCAAGATATTCAAAACCAGAATACTACAATGTTAATATATCTATAAGTGGATCTAGATTGTCTCCGACTATTAATGTTAGTCAAACTAATTCAGGAAAAAAGACTATGGAGAAACTTTCCGTAGATTATATTTCGGTAGCAAAAAGAAAGATAGAGTCAGCATAACCCATTGACAGCCTGGTCGTTAATGCTATAATTCAGTAAGCTTGAATATCCTTCTGGCTAAAATTAATAAGGAAAACATGACAAACGATTTAAAATGGATGCTGTCATCAGACCAGCAATTCCCCTATCAGGATGATAAGGCTATAGCCTTATGGTTTAAAGTAATGAAATGGTTTAAGCCAGATGTAGTTGATTATTTGGGAGATACGGATGACCAGGCTTGCTACAGCAAATATACAGAAGGACGCTCAGCCGAATTCCTTAATTTGCATAAAACTGATAGCAAAGATTTAATTGTTCCTATGATGCGACATGAGGCCAAGGGTGCTCGTGACTTTTATGCTAAAACTAGAGAGATGCTTCCAGATGCACAGCTTTTTTCAGCTCTAGGAAATCACGATGTTAGAATATTTAATTATGTGGATGCAAAACTTCCAGACTATATTAATGAGGTAACTCCAGAATCTTTATGGAGCCTAGATTCCTTAGGGTATGAATATATTTATTATAATGAGTTGCCTAAGAGACGCTTTGGAGATATTCATGTCCACCATGGATTATCAATTGCTGATACGGGTGCTGTTAGAAAAGATATGAATGATCTGCAGATATCACTAATTCGTGGACACTCGCATAGAATTGCCTCACATTTGCAAACATACGAGCTTAGAAACGATGGGGCTGGAGAAACAATTCGTGGTTATGAAATTGGACACATGTGTGATGAGAAGGGTCCAGGAATGAAATATATGCAGCATCACGATTGGCAAAAGGGGTTTGCCATTGCACATATTGTTAATGATTATCCTCATATTCAAATGATACATATTGCCCCAGACTATTCATGTGTTGTTGACGGAAAGGTATTTACTTTATGATGTTTTGTAGTAGATGCAGCGGTAGAGTTTTTGTTGATAGGGTGTTTTCACAAAAACTACATGTAGAGTTGTTTTGCATAATGTGTGGAAAACGATGGATGATCAATAAGGATACGAGCCCATTAGGACGATGGCTGGAACAAGCAGAAAAAAACAAACTAAAAGATTTAGCTATTTCTTCCTAAACAATAAGATTCATAAAGTACTTAAATCTTCTAGGGCAAAAGATGAGATAATCGCCTGGTGCTATCCAGATAAAAAAAGAGTGCTTTACTCTTATTCTGATGTAATAAAAAATATGCAAAATGCTTATACTACTCTTCAAGTAGGAATACTATTAAATAAACATAAGGTTACTATAGAAGATTATATATTGGAGGGGAAAATAAAAAAACCTCAATGTGTATATCCTATAAGTAATCCAGAAAGCAAATGGTACAAGTTTATGTATAGCGAGTCTGATGTATTAGAAATACACCAGTTTATTCTTGAGTCAGGATATTCAAAAAATATGCCATCAAAAACAGAGCTTAAAGCTCTTCTCAAACACAATACAATATTGTATACTAAGACAACAGACGGGAACTTTGTTCCAGTTTGGAAGGCTGAGTAATGTCTGGCAGATTTGTAGTTTGCGAGATATGTAAAAAAGAAATAGAATTGCGTTGGGGTATTTTTGGCCACGACACATTAAGTAGACATAGAAAGGCGGAGCATTAATGGGAGACAGGACACAGGTTAGAGTAGATCTATCATTTACAAGAAACCTAGGCAATTTTGAAAGTATTAAAATTGGAATTGGTGTAGATGATTTTGTTAGGGATAATGAGACAGTTGATGCTGCAACTGATAGGGTCTATAAATTTGTTGAAAGTAAATTAATTGCAAAAACTCAAGAAGTTGAAGAGGAATTAAATGGCGGCAAGTAAAGAGCCATATATCCTGATTTCTATTTATGAAGGGCTATATGCTCAGGCATATAATAAAAAGCCAAGACTTAATAAGTATAGAGAAAAGTGGGCTATGCAAGATGTTATAGATAGTGTAGGATATACTCGTGCAAAAGAAATACTTGAATATTACTTTAGAACAGGAAAGTCTGGGCACCCACTAACATTCTTCTATAATAATTTTGATAGATTAGAAGATATGATGGTTCAGGTAAATAAAGACATAGCAAATCGTGCTCGTCTATTGGAAGAAACTAGAAGGTTGGTAGAAGAAGAGTGAATACAGAAGCTGAATTAATTTCTGCTGTATGTAAAAATAAAGACATCAGCACACTTCTTGCCGACAACGCCGATGATTTGTTTAATTCTCATAAGGATATTTGGGAAGGGCTAAAGTCTTATTATTATAAATTTAGAGCAGTTCCAGAAGTCGGAGTGCTTCAGGATAAGTTTAAAGATTTTGAGCCAGTTCAAACTAAAGCTGAAACTGGATATTATTTAGATAAGTTAAAAAATGAATTTGTTTCTGCTAGGCTTAAAACTATCATGCTTCAAGCTGGGTCTTCTCTTAAAGAGGATGCTGCAGCAAGAGTTCTTGGCACAATGCAAAGCCAGTTGGCTACATTAAGTCGATATACTAATAATGTAAGAGACGTCGACGTAACAGATATTGAATCTGCAGAAAGACACTATCAGTCTGTAAAAGATAGATCCACCGCCATGGGAGGCAGTCCAGGAATTCTAACTGGCTTTGAGGCTATCGACAAAGCTTATCCAACTGGAATGGCCCCAGGACACCTTATAGTGGCCATAGGATGGCCAGGAAGAGGTAAGACATGGTTTACCTCCTACCTAGCCTGTAAAGCTTGGGAGCAGGGTTTTAAGCCAATGATAGTTTCGCTTGAAATGGCTCCAGAAAATATGCGTGACCGTATTTATACAATGCTTGGTTCTGGATTATTCCGTGCAAGCGATTTATCAAAGGGAGATATTAATTTAGATGACTTCAGATCATGGGCAACAAAAACCACGCAGGGAAAGAACAGCTTTGTTCTTGTTTCTAATGAGGGTACAGCGGAAGTCACACCTGCAACTATTCAAGGAAAGATTGATCAGCACAAACCAGATTTAGTTATTTTGGATTACCATCAATTATTTAATGATAACAAGAGAAGTAATTCGGAAGTTGAAAGAAATAGAAATATATCAAGAGACTTTAAGCTGTTAGCTGTAACAAATAATATTCCTATTATCGATATTACAGCTGCTACAGCAGATGATATTTCCGACCAAGACGAGCCTCCAATGATGAGCCAAGTAGCATGGTCTAAAGCTATTGAGTACGATGCCGATATGGCTGTGGCAATTCATAAACACGCAAACACAGACATGATTGAGGTTGTATCTAGAAAAAATCGTCACGGACAAGACTTTAGATTCTTCCTTGATTGGGATATTAATCGTGGAATAATTAAGCCTATATATGAAAATCTACCAGAAGTAAACAATGACTCACAAGCACATAAAACGATTTCAGGTTGATGTAGAGTTTCTAGATGATTCTGATATTATTAGAATTAGAAACCAGTACGAAAACTTATTAACTGGTAAAATGCGTGATGCTGGATACGTAAGGGTACTTGACATAGACCCAGCCTTTTCGGTAGAATTCACGGGTGAGACATGGAAGTTCTTAATGACTATCCATGGCGTTTATGTTGGAAAGAAGAAGGCATGGGAATTAGAGGGTATAGCCCAAAACAAGCCAGTCAAACGGAGTATACGCCAGCTCACATAAAATCAGTAATTAAGAGCTTGGGAATAGAAATAGCTGGAGAAACATCAAATGATTATCTTTCATACTGCCCATTTCATTCTAATAGGCATACACCTAGCTTTAGCATAAGTAGAACAAAAGGTGCATATATATGCTTTAATCCATCCTGTGGCGAGACAGGTACATTAATAGATTTAGTAAAAAAGTCTTTAGATAAAAACGAATACCAATCACTAAGATACATTGAGTCAAAGCAGTCTGAATCTATAGAGAATTTTGATGAAGAATTAAAATCAATGTTTGAAGATAGGCCAGAGTTTGTGGAGTTTTCTCAGCAAACATTAGATGATCTATATGAGAATCTGGGTAAAAATAAACATGCACAGGAGTATTTTCAGCATAGAGGAATTAATGTTGACTCTATGCATTACTTTAAACTTGGCTATTCTTCTAATTTAGGAATGGTCACTGTTCCAGTGCATAGTCCAGATGGAGCTCCAGTCGGGCTAGTAGGCAGATCCATATCTGAAAAAAGATTTAAGAATAGCAATAATTTACCACGTAGTAAAACAATGTTCAATATACATCGAGCAAAAAGAATTGGCGATAAGGTAATTATCGTAGAATCCACTTTTGATGCAATTAGAATACATCAGGCTGGATTCCCAAATGTCGTTGCAACTTTAGGTGGGCATATATCTCATGACAATATAAAATTATTAAATAGATATTTTAATACAATTATATTAATGACTGATGCAGATCCAGCAGGAAGAGAGCTTGGAGTATCTATTGCTGCCAAATTAAAAAATAAGAACATCTTGTGGGCGGCTCATTCATATGGTAAGATATATCCTAATGGCGCAAAAGACGCAGGCGACATGTCTGATGAAGATATTAAGGCATGCATAAATAACGCAGTTTCCGATTTCGAATATCGATCTTGGAACCCATGATATAATTAAAAAACAGACGGATATATACCGTCAACTATATTAAGGAGATATAAAATGGGTATAGTAAAAGGTCTAAAAGACTTAAATAAAGCACTAGATAAGCCACAGTCAAATAGTGGCGAAGGCAGTAAGGCACGTTGGGTAAAGCTTGAAGACGGAGAAAGCATTAAGGTCAGATTTCTCCAAGAGCTCGACCCAGATTCACCAACATATAATGATAAGTTTGGATTAGGGTTTATTGCAGTTGAGCATACAAATCCAAAGGATTATCGCAGAAAGCTTTTATGCACAATGGAAGACCAGGGAAAATGCTGGGGCTGCGAACAACATAGAAAAGATTATAAAGCTGGGTGGAAAGGACGTTCACGTTTATACATCAATGTTCTAGTTGATGATGGCAAGGATGATCCATATGTTGCAATTCTTTCTCAGGGTTCAAGTGGTAAAACAATAACCCCAACATTAATTGAGTATGCTGGAGAAATGGGTTCTATCACTAATTTAATGTGGAGAATTAAAAGAACTGGCACAAAGACAGATACAAGCTACACAATCATCCCTCTTGCAAAAGACGAAGAGCCATTTGATGGTTCGGCACTGGAATTGTATAAGCTAGAAGAGACTGCAGTTCGTGATATGAAATATGCAGAACAAGAAGCTTTCTTTAACGGAGAAGGTGGGCAAGAAGAGTCAGAGTCTACATCAAGTAGTGTAGACTGGTAATATTAGATAGGCGGAGAGTTAAGTGAAATTTGTACATTTACATGTGCATTCCTATTATTCATTGATGGATGGACTTAACTCTCCAGCTGATCTTGTTAAAGCTGCTAAAGATGCAGGGCAAAATGCTATTGCTATAACAGATCACGGCACACTATCTTCTCATAGAGATTTTCAAATAGCATGTAAAGACCAGGAAATAAAGCCTATATTGGGAGTAGAAGCGTATATTTCTCCAACTGATAGGTTTGATAGGTCGTCGAAAACAGATAAATCAATTCAGGCTTATAACCATATTATTCTATTGGCAAAGAATAAGAAGGGGCTTGAAAACATTAACACGCTTCAAGAGCTAGCTTGGAATGAAGGCTTTTATCATAAGCCAAGAATTGATAGAGAGGTTTTACGAGAATATGCAGAAGGTATTATTGTTCTTAGTGGATGCCTTAATGGGCTTATTAGTAAGTGCATCGAAAAAGGCGAATTGGGGGAAGCAAAGCTTTTACTCAAGGATTTTAAGCAAACTTTTCAAGATGATTTTTATGTGGAGGTACAGTCGCATAATCCGCCAGAAATAAATCAAAAGCTTTTAGAGTTAGCAGATGAACTAAAAATCAAGGCGGTGGCAACAGGTGATGCTCATTTTGCTAAGGGTGAAGATAGAGTTTTAGAAGAAGCTATGCTTATCTTATCTACAAATCCTAAGGTAGATAAAGATGCAGACTTTGAAATGTCCAGAAACATGAAAGACATGCTGGATAGATTTAATTATCTTTATCCAGATAGACGAATTACCTTTCAAGACTATAATTTGTTTATTCAGACATACGATGAAATTTCAGAAGATTTTCGTAAGTCAGGAATTACACGCACAGATATATATGAAAATACAGTAGAGATTGCTAATAAGGTTCAGGATTATGATTTTTATAGAGCCCTGGATTTGTTGCCTGTGCCAAAAACAAATGCTGATGAAAAATTAAAAGAGCTTTCCTATAAAGGCTTAAAGGAAAGAGGATTAGATCAAGACATCAATTATATTGAGCGTGTAGAAGAAGAATTAAAAATAATTAAAGATAAGAAGTTCGCCTCATACTTTTTAGTTATTGCAGACATGATTAATTGGTCCAAATCTAACTCTATTATGGTTGGTCCAGGCCGTGGTTCTGCGGCAGGATCTTTAGTATGTTATTCATTGGGCATTACTGATGTTGACCCAATTAAATACGATCTGCTATTTTTTAGATTTATTAATCCAGAACGTAATGACTTCCCAGATATCGATACAGACTTTGAAGATAGACGTAGAAAAGAAGTAAAAAACTATTTAAAGAATAAGTTTAAACATGTTGCTTCCATTTCTACATATACTTATTTCAAGGATAAAGGTGTTGTCAGAGATGCGGCACGTGTATTCATGGTCCCCCTTTCTGATGTAAATCGTGCACTAAAGTCTATAGATACATTCGAAGACTATCTTGATTCACCGAATACATTTGAGTTTAGAACTAAATATCCAGAGGTTACTTGGCTAGCTGAAAGATTACGTGGAAAGATTAGAAGTGTTGGTGTCCATGCCGCTGGAGTTGTTGTTGCTAAAGATGAGATTAGAAACTATGCTCCAATAGAATCTCGTGAGGATGCACAAGATAAGGTTTCAGGAAGAATTCCAGTTGTTGCTTATGACATGGATACTGTTGCCGATATTGGTCTAATTAAGCTTGATGCTTTAGGTCTTAAAACACTTTCAGTCATCTCTGATACATTGTCATCAATAAGAGATAGATACGGCAAAGAAATAAACCTGTCTAAATTATCGCTAGACGACTCATCTATTTATAAGAATTTGAGTGATGGTTATACTATGGGAGTTTTCCAAGCTGAAGCAACTCCATATACAAACCTATTAATTAAGATGCAGGTTTCAACATTTGAAGATTTAGCAGCATCTAATGCTCTAGTTAGACCAGGAGCTATGGATACGGTAGGTTTGTCATATATTAAGAGAAAGCATGGCCAGGAGGCTGTAAAGTATATTCACCCCATCATGAAGCCATTTACTGAAAATACATATGGGGTTATTATTTATCAGGAACAGGTAATGCAGGCGTGTGTTTATCTAGGAGGTATGACCTGGTCTGAAGCAGATAAGGTTAGAAAGGTAATTGGAAAGAAGCAGGATGCAAAAGAACTCAGTCCGTTTAAAGATAAATTTATTCAAGGCGCTACGCAGCATATCAGCAGAGACGAAGCAGAGCACCTCTGGAAAACCTTTGAAGCCCACGCAGGCTATTCGTTCAATAGGTCTCATGCTGTTGCTTACTCTATGCTTTCTTATTATACCGCTTGGCTTAAGCATCATTATCCTTTGGAATTTTTATTCTCGATCCTTAAAAATGAAAACGATAAAGATGCCAGAACAGAATATTTAATTGAAGCAAAAAGATTGGGACTAAAGATAAAACTGCCACATGTTAATGAATCTGATGTTTACTTTTCATTACAAAAAGATTCTATTAGATTTGGCCTTGCAGAGGTAAAGTTTATATCAGATAATATTGCTAATAAAATTATTGATAACAGACCTTATGTAGATTATTCAGACTTTATTGCAAAGGCATCTAAAAAGGGCAGTGGAATTAATTCACGAGCAATTGCTGCGCTAAATGCAGTAGGTGGAGCAGCGTTTGACGACAATCCCAGAACTGGTAAAGAAGATCAAAATTACTATGAGTTTTTAAATATACCTCAATTTAATGTTGGCATGCACCCTAAAATAAAAGCTCAGGCTAAACCAATAGCAGACTTTGATGACCTAGGGTCTTTCCCAATGTTTGGAATGGTTAAGAACATTAAAAGAGGGTCTGGCTGGGCAAGAATAGAACTAGTTGATGAAACTGGATCCGTAGGCTTATTTCACAATGAACAGACTCCAATAGAAACTGGCAAAATGTATTTTATTTTGGTGGGAGATAATCGAATAGCTAGATACATAAAGGTTGATGATTTAAAAGAAGATTCAGATGATATGTTTGCAAAGTATCTATATTCTAGTGGATACGATATTGACGAAGATGATATGTTTGTGATAAGCTTTAGCCCGTATAAAACTAAGCAGGGTAAGACTATGGCACATATAGTAATGTCCGATAAAGATAAAAACTTAACAAGAGCAATTGCCTTTTCAAGCATGTATCCAATAGCATTGGCAAAAATGCGTGAAGGTATGGTATGTAAGCCAGTTCTAAAAAAATTAGATGATGGCACTTTAATGATAAAGGAAATAAAATGACACAAACGCCAGAAGATGTATTCCAGGCAATGAATGCTTCTCGCATTTTAGTAGCAATCTTAACAAAGCTAGGGACTGTGGAGATTCCAACAGAATTATTTATGTCTGCAAATAACGAAGATAAGCAGCTATCAGTAACATATAATGATGAAACTCTTTCATTTGAATTCAAGTTGCGTGATGGTGGAGAGCAGGATGAATATGAACTCGTTAATGACTGATTATGGTCTAGATGCATTATCAGCAATTCTACATGAAATTGCCAGAGATAAAGGTTTCTGGGACGGAGAGTACAATTACGATAAGGTTGGCAATAAGTTAGCCCTTGTCCATTCAGAAGTAACAGAAGTATTAGAGGCAATTAGAAAAGATCATGGATCTGAAAAGATAGTAGAAGAGATTGCCGATATTATTATTAGAATTTTAGACTTATACGCAGCAATGCGAAATGAAGAAATGGTTATTCATAGCCTAGATGAAATATTGCAAAATAAAATTGATAAAAATAAACAAAGACCAATACTTCACGGAAACCGTTTTTAATGCTATACTTATATAAAGAAAGAGAATAATGACTATACAAATAGATGATATCCTAGCAAAGCTAGATCCAAAAACTAGAAATAGAGTACAATCAGCAGTTGAAGTAGTTGTTGAAAAACAACCTACTCCAAGTATTGGTCTTAACCTGGCACTCCGTGGAGGGTTGGGATTTGGTAGACAAGTATTAGTTTGGGGCAATAAGTCTGCAGGTAAGTCATCATTTTGCCTGCAAATGATAGCCGAAGCACAGAAAGCTGGTAAAACTTGTGCATGGATAGATGCTGAGCATTCATATGATAAGTCTTGGGCAGAAAAGCTAGGTGTTAATTCTGAAGAATTAATTTATTCATCTGCAAAAACAGTTAACGATATGGTAGATGTTGCAACTCAGTTGATGGAAGCTGAGGTTGACATTATAGTGGTAGATTCTATTTCAGCATTATTGCCAGCCATATATTTTGAGAAAGATAGTTCTGAGCTAAAGAAGCTAGAGGACACCAAGCAAATTGGAGCAGAAGCAAAGGATATGACCCATGCGGTCAAAATGTTAAATTATGCAAACAAAAACACATTACTTGTTCTTATCTCACAACAAAGAAATCAGTTTGGATCTATGCATGCCAGCCACATCCCAACTGGAGGTATGGCAGTCAAGTTCTTTTCCTCTACTGTTATTAAATTATGGTCTTCAGAAGCCGAAGCTAATGCTATTAAGTCTGGTGTTAAAGTTGGCGACAAGATTATTGAGCAAAGGGTCGGACGGCCAGTCAATTGGATTATTGATTACAACAAACTTGGGCCCCCGAATTTATCAGGACAATACGACTTTTATTTTCAAGGAGAATCGCTAGGCGTAGACTCTGTTGGAGAAACTTTAGACGTAGCAGAAATGTGTGGAGTTATAGAAAAAGGTGGCGCATGGTACACAATTGGAGAAGAAAGATTTCAGGGTAGAGCAAAAGCTGTGCAGTATTTAAGAGAGAACCCAGATGTTGTAGAGGAGTTGAATAAAAAAGTATATGCCAAACATTAATGAGTTTATTGGGCCCAAGCCAACAGAAAAACAGAATAGTAGTATAGAGTCTATAGTTGGTAATAAGCCATGCTCAAAATGTGATCTAGATTCCTCTGAGTATTTTTGGGATACAGTTAATTTCATCATGACTTGGACTTGCCCAAATGGACATAATAATTCCTTAAAGGTAAACGCATGACAGAGCGTGGAGAGGCAAAACGTGATGGTGCTAAGCAGCAAAAAAATAGTGGACGTGGGGATTATGGCAAGGGTGACGCACAATGGAAAAGCTTTGTTGTAGATTATAAAGAATATGCTTCTAGCATATCAATATCAGAAAAAATGTGGGCAAAGATTTGTACTGATACTTTTAAAGTAAGTAGAGATAAGTATCCAGTACTAAAGTTAATCTTGGGTTCAGCAAGTAACAAAACAAGATTAGCTGTAATTGAATGGGCACTATTAGAAGAGCTAATGGATGCCTGGGAGAACAGGGAGATATAGAGATGCCAAATCCAACTATTACATTGGTGGGTAGGCTTGGTCAAGATCCAGCACCTATAGGTGAAAAGGGATTAAGACTGCGTGTAGTTACACATGATCGGGTAAAGAATGAAGAAACTGGAAAGTATGAAGATTCTGCTACCTCATGGTGGACAATAAAGGTATGGGGTAGATTAGCAGAGCAAACAAAGTCTACTATTAAAAAGGGACAAGAGATTACTATTGTCGGCAAGATATATGAAGAAAATTGGGTTGATAAGAGCGGAAACGAAAGAAGCTCTTATGAAGTTAGAGCAGATAGTGTTGCTGTAACAGCCTATAGCCTTCAAAAGGAAACATCTTCAGGTAGATATTTTGAAGAGACAGAGGTTCCTTTCTAATGAAAGAAGTTTTATTGACTACATTTGTAGGAGCACTAGTTGGTGGAGTTTTTAGTGCATTTAAGTTGCCAATTCCAGCGCCACCAGAATTTTCTGCATTGATGGGCATTGTAGGTCTTTGGATCGGATATGCTATTATTACAAAGGTAGTGGTTGGTTAATGTCTGACGTGAACACTCTGGAACTCATCAATTCTATTACTGAATTTAATGATTTGCATGAATATATGCAAGATTCACAGTTAGATAAAGCTTTAGCAATTGTGGTAAAATTGTTGATGAATCCAGATGTTCCCGCAGCAAAAGCACCTCAATTAATTATAGAGTTGCAGGCCATGTCAACAAAGTTTTCTATGATGGCGTCGGTTTATTCAACTATAGCAAAAGATAAGGCTGGCACAGTTAATAACAACAAGAAAAATATTTATTATTCAGCGAAGGAGTCAATAGACAAGCTTGTGGATGCCCTCAAGTATGTCGTAAGATACAATGGGTAGAGATATTGTAAATAATTTAAAGTTTAAAAAGATTTCTGGAAATTTTGATCCAGAGTCTTTTGGCAAGATGCTTGATGATGCATATCTATCTACTAAAAGAAGTGACCAGTCTATGACCAAGACTTCTTTTAGCCCAAGTTCTTTGGGGTATGGAAGCGGTAATTGTCCAAGATATTGGTATCTGGCATTTAGCGGTGCTGTATTTATAGATAATAATGACTCAATAGCTGTTGCTAACATGTCCCAGGGAACTCAAGCTCATGAAAGAATCCAGGGGATAATTAAAAAAATGGGCATACTTAAGTATGAAGAGCAGGAGGTAATTAATGAATATCCCCCAATCAGAGGATTTATAGATGTCATAGTTGATTGGAATAATAAAGATGTTATTGGTGAAATTAAAACTGCCAAGCAAGAGTCTTGGGATGTATATAAGGCTAAGATGTCTCCATCCCCAAACCATCTGCTTCAGTTACTAACATACATGAAGCTTAAAGATATACAGGAAGGATTCTTCTTGTATGAAAATAAGAACACTCAAGAGTTATTAATTATACCAATTCACATGAATGATAAAAATAAAAAGATAATTGAAGATTTATTTGTGTGGATGTGCGAAGTGTATGACAATTTTATAAATGGAGATCTACCAATCAGACCATTTACTAAATCTAGCTCTGCATGTAAGTATTGTAAGATTAAAAAGGATTGCTGGGAAAGAGAAACTGGTACAGTTCAGATAGAGCCGTACGAGCCAATAAAAATATGAAATGTGCCAATAAGGAATGTTCAAAAGAGTTTGATGCTAAGACTCATAATCAAAAATACTGTTCCGATGACTGTTGTAGAATTGCTACAAATAAAAAGATTATGGAAAAGTATTATGAGAAAAAAGCAATTAGATCTGGCTCAAAAAGATATTGTAAGAAATGCTCAGCTAGATTAAGTAGATATAATCAATTATCTATATGTTCCAAGTGTGAAAAGAATAATTCGGCATCTGATAGGTCAAAACTGTTGAGGATGTTAAGTGACATTGGCTAGTTTAGTTAAATCAAAAGCTAATAGAGTTCTTGGTATAGACGCATCTACTAATTCCGTAGCCTTTTGCCTGCTAGAAAATAATACCCCAATAAAATGGGGTAAAATACATCTAACTGGAAATGATATATACGAAAAGATATACGACGCTAAAATTAAAGTGTCTGCCATTATAGAAGAATTAAAGTCAGATTATATAGCAGTTGAAGGCGCAATACTTGTCAAATCTGCAGATGCTGTGATAAAATTATCTTATGTATATGGTGTCGTTATCGCTGAGCTTATGTCTAGTGGCGCTAGTGTTATCACTATATCTCCTTCATCTTGGCAGGCTCATATTGGAAATAAGAACCCAACAAAAGCTGAGAAAGACAGACTTAGGATTGAAAATCCTGGATATGCTGAATCTTGGTATAAGGCAAAGATGCGGGAAATTAGAAAGCAGCGTACAGTAGATTACTTTAATAAAAAATATGGCGTTAGCCTAAATGATTTTGATGTAGCAGATTCATTTGGAATTGCTTATTATGCGAATGAGGTTTTAACAAAAAGATGATTATCCAAATTATTGGGCTTCCAGGATCTGGAAAGACAGAGCTGGCAAAAGCTCTAAAAGAACGTATTAATGCAATACATTTAAATGCAGATGAGGTTCGTGCAACAGTTAATTCAGATTTAGGGTTTACTCACGAAGATAGAATTGAGCAGGCTCGTCGCATGGGAGAAATGGCAAGACTAATTGCTAAGCAGGGAGTCGCTCCAGTAATTGTAGACTTTGTATGTCCTACAGAATTAACTCGTTCAGCGTTTGGACAACCAGACATCCTTATTTGGATGAATACAATTGAAGAAGGAAGATTTGAGGATACAAATAAGATGTTTCAGGATCCTTCCTCTTATGACATAATGTTTTTAGACCACAGTAAAGATCCTGATGAAAAAGCAACATCAGTTATTGAATACTATGGGCTGCACGATTGGTCTGCTCCAACTACACTTATGCTTGGAAGGTATCAGCCTTGGCATGAGGGACACCATGCCCTTTACAAGGAAGCTGGCAAAAGAACTGATCAAGTGTTGCTAGGAGTTCGTAATACTTATAATACAAGCGAAAAAGATCCACTAACATTTAATGAGGTTAAGGGATATATCGCTAAAGATGAATTTATAGATGGAGCGATGGTATTAAGATTACCAAACATTACTAACATTGTCTATGGTCGTGATGTGGGATATAAAATTGAGCAAGTAGATTTAGGGGCAGATATTCATGCAATCTCAGCTACTCAAAAGCGTAAGGAGATGGGTATATGAAAAAGATTAAATATATATTGCATATTGTAAAAGATAGATGGATGAAGCCATATGATGAAATCATATTAAGATTTAATACAAAGGCAGAGCAAGGGGATCCATTAGTATGGAGAATATTTATTAATGGCAATCAGAGTTTAGCTAGCGATTTTGAAGTTCACGGATATGCATATGCCATTTCTTCTGAATATGAAGGAGATACTAAATACAACGTTGGATGTAAGGGTAGAGTAAGGTGGGAAGGAACTAAGGCTATTATTACTGCTGTAAGAAAGTCACCAGATGAAGCTATATAAAAGTAAAGATTGGCTACATAGAAGATATGTGGTTCAAAGAAAGAGTATGGAAGAAATTGCTAAAGAGTGTGGTGTAACCGTTATGACCATATATAGAGCATTAAAGGATAATGGATTTATCAAATGAGTTTAGAGCCAGTATTTCCAGATTCAAAAGGTTTTAATTGTCAGGATTTATATTTACTTACAGTAGGCACAGAGGCTGGTAAAGAGATCCTTGAGACCTGCCACGAAATTGCACATATGTTGGTCAAAAAGAATATTGCTTATGGAAATTCAGCTCTTGACCCTGTGCGTATATTTTCAAAGGCGGGTCCAAGAGAGCAGCTACATGTTCGTATTGATGATAAATTAAATAGGCTTATGAAGGGCACAGATTACCCTGGAGACAATGATATTGATGATTTAATTGGCTATTTAGTATTATTAAAGATAGCAAAATCTAAATCTGTCTGATTTTAGTCAACTAAGATGGTATAATAAATATATATGGATATCGAATTAGCAGATCATTTTGATCGAATGAATAGGGTAGTCGAAGAGCTACTCAAGGGCAACAACCCAACCCAGATAGCCACTCTAACAGGTTTTAAAAGAGCAGAGGTCTTAGAGTATATAGATGAGTGGAAAGAGGTCGTTAAAAGCGATTCTGGTGCTCGTGATAGGGCAAAGGAAGCCGTCTCTGGAGCAGACCAACACTACGCCATGCTTATCAAAGAGGCATGGAAGACTGTGGAGGATGCTGATCAGGCTGGTCAATTAAACGTAAAGGCTACATCCTTAAAGCTTATAGCAGACATTGAAGGCAAAAGAATTGGAATGCTGCAGGAAGTAGGTCTGCTTGATAATGCGGAGTTGGCAACACAAATAGCTGAAACAGAAAAGAAGCAGGAAATTTTGGTTGGCATACTAAAAGATGTTACAGCTGGATGTCCAAAATGCAAAATGGAAGTAGCAAAAAGATTATCTCAAATAACAGGAGTAGTTGAGCCAATTGTAATTCATTCAGAGGAATCTAGTGGATCTTAATTTTAATGATCTAATTGATATATTAGACGGAGAGGAATTTGATGAAAGACCAGTCGATTTACGAACATTCGTTACTAGCCCAGATTACCTTGGGCTCCCTCCATTATCGGAGTACCAGTATACACTCATTGAGAAGAGCAGCCAGATCTATAAAGAGTCAACCCTAATCAAGCTTTTCGGAGAAGAAGAAGGTGTCCGTCGCTACAAACAAACATGTAACGAAGTAATTGCTCAGTTAGGAAAAGGTAGCGGTAAAGATTACTGCTCAACTATATCAGTATCGTATATAGTATATTTACTATTATGCCTTAAGGATCCAGCAACATATTATGGAAAGCCTCCAGGAGATACAATTGATATAATAAATATTGCTATTAACGCACAGCAAGCTAACAATGTTTTTTTCAAAGGCTTTAAAACAAGAGTCGAAAGGTCCCCGTGGTTTGCTGGTAAATATGATCCAAAGGCATCAGAAATCAGATTTGAAAAGAATGTTAATGTTTATTCTGGACACTCAGAAAGAGAAGCTTTCGAAGGCTATAACGTAATTGCTGTTATTCTGGATGAAATTTCAGGCTTCGCTACAGAGAATACGACTGGGCACGACCAAGCAAAAACTGCTGATGCGATTTATGATATGTATAGAGGATCTGTTGTTTCTCGTTTTCCAGACTATGGTAAGGTTATATTGCTTTCATTCCCACGCTTTAAAAATGATCCAATTCAAAAATTTTATGACTCTGTCATAGCAGAAAAAGAAACAATTATTAGAAGTAAAACTTTAAAAATGGAAGAGGACCTACCAGATGGCACTGAAGGTAATGAGGTTACTGTTGAGTGGGAAGAAGATCATATAATATCATACACAATACCAAAAGTGTATGCTTTAAAAAGACCTACATGGGAAATCAATCCAACTAAAACAATAGAGAATTTTAAGGTAGAGTTTTATAAAAATATGCCAGACGCATTATCAAGATTTGCATGTATGCCACCAGAAGCTGTAGATGCGTTTTTTAAATCTAGAGAAAAAATTGAAAAGGCATTTAGTAATCTATCTTTAGCCATAGATAGTTTTGGAAGGCTGCAAGACTGGTTTGCTGCAGATCCAGATAAAGAATACTTTATACACGTAGACTTAGCTCAAAAGCACGACCATTGCGCCGTTGCCTTAGCTCACGTTCAAAAGTGGGTTAATGTCAAGGTAACAGATACTTACTCACAGCCAGCCCCAATAGTTGAGGTAGATGCTGTGAGGTATTGGACTCCCACTCCAGATAAGTCAGTAGATTTCACAGAAGTAAAAGATTATATATTGTCTTTAAGGACTAGAGGATTTAATATCAGACTATGTACATTTGATAGATGGAATTCTCATGACATGATGCAACAGTTAAAACAATATGGAATTAATACAGAAACTTTATCGGTTGGGAAAAAACATTATGACGATATGGCAATGGTTGTGTTAGAAGAAAGATTACACGGACCTCATGTTAAATTATTGATAGATGAATTGCTGCAGCTAAAAATAATGAGGGATAAAGTTGACCACCCAAGAAAGGGGTCCAAAGATTTGGCTGATGCTGTTTGTGGCGCAATTTATAATGCTATAAGCATGAGCAAAAATGATATACTTAAAGAAGTTGAAATTCATACATATGATTCTATAAAGTATAATAGAGAGCCAGAAGAAGAGATAAGGATGAATATGATTCGTGCACCAAGAATGCCTCAGGACCTAAGAGATACATTGGACACAATAGAAAGAATGCAGATACTATGAGTATATACCAAGATAAGGCTAAAGAATGTAAGTGCTGTGGAAAACATGTGCCGCTACCAGTCAGACTAAAAGAGTACCACGGCATAAAGGTTTGCCCTACGACATTTGACAACATTATTGAATATAGAAGAATATGGAATGAGTCTGGATCTAGACCGCCAGGAAGCATAAGAAAACATTTTTCTGAATATGTTCAAAGTATTGTTGAAGACAGCATTGACAAATTGGATCAATCAAATGTATAATTACCAGCTAAGCACCAGTAGCTTAGTTGGTCAGAGCCCCCGACTCATAATCGGGTAGTCGTAGGTTCAAGTCCTACCTGGTGCACAAGGAGAACACATGCAAGAAGATGATGAGGTATTTTTAGCTAGACTTCAGCACTACTTAGATATAGGTGCGATAAGAGAAGCTGGGCTTGATGAAAATGGAGAAATTGTTTTTGAGATAGATGAAATAAGGACAAAAGAGCTTGCTCCAGAATTATGGGAGTCTCATATGCAATATGTAGATAATTCTTTAATTGAGTTATATCAAGACGGGCTACTCGATGTAGAATATGATGAAAATTTAGAGGCTACGTTTCATTTGACCCCAGAAGGTTTTGAGATAGCTTTAAAAAAAGGAATAATCCCTATCGAAGATATTGACAAATTTGATAACAATTAAGTATACTTAGGCGATGCCCTTGTAGCTCAGCGGATAGAGCGAGGCTCTTCTAAGGCCTGCGTCAGAGGTTCGATTCCTTTCAGGGGCGCATGCGGTAGAACCGTCCCTGTAATACTTAGGTATAGATCATACGACTATGTAGGAACAACACGCAGACTGGCTGCGCCGCTAACCAGTATTGGACCATAGCTCAGTTGGCAGAGCGTAGAGCTGTTAACTCTAATGTCCCAGGTTCGAGCCCTGGTGGTCCAGCAAGGCCTATTCAGAGTTCGACTTAGGGTAGGTACAACTGTCCCGAAAACAACAAGGGTACTAGTTATGGGTAGCACCAGTCGAAGGTGTCCATTAAACTTTTATCTAGGGAACAGAGCCAGTAGTTGATTCTTCCGTAAAAACGGACTTCGTGACTGGCACTTATATATAAGGAGAAAAATGAAAACAGTAGGATACAAATTAGATCCATTTAGAGTTGTTGGTGTAAAGCCAGGAAGACTAGATGCAGCTGATGATGTCTTTGAAACTTTGTCTGAGGAATCGTTCCCAGGAAAGTGGAAGATTATTATGTTTTATCCAAAAGATTTTACTTTTGTTTGTCCAACAGAAATTGTTGCGTATGACAAGCTTGTAAATGATTTTAATGATCGTGATGCAGTGTTGCTTACAGGATCAACAGATAATGAGTTTTGCAAACTTGCTTGGCGTAATGCTCATGAAGATTTGAAGAAGACAAATTCATGGTCTTTTGCAGATCAAGTACGTGGCTGGGTATTTAGTGAAACAGAAGAAAGTTATACTGGACTTGCTGAACAACTAGGTATCTTAACTGATGATGGAGTTGCACTACGTGCTACATTTATTGTTGACCCAGAAAATATCATTCAGCATGTAACTGTAAACAATCTTAATGTTGGAAGAAGCCCAGAAGAGACACTACGAATTCTTGATGCGTTACAAACAGGAGAGTTGTGTGCCTGCAATAGACCATTGGGCGGAGATACAATTTAATGTGGGTTGAGCAACTAAAAGAATCTTTGCCAGAATATGCTAAAGATATTAAATTGAATTTAGATGCTGTCATTAATCGTAGCACAATTGACCAAGAGCTAGCTACCCACCTAGCTCTTGCAGCTTCTTTTGCTACTGGTAACGGGAAGCTCATTGCTTTTATTGCCGCTTCATGTACTAATGAAGTAGAAAAGAATGCAGCAATGACTGCTGGAGCAATTATGGCACAAAATAATGTTTGGTATCCATATCTTGAGATGACTGATGATCCAAATTTAAAAGGCTTACCAGCACAATTAAGAATGAATGCCATTTCATCACACGGGGGCACCACAAAGGCTAATTTTGAAGCCTATTCGCTTGCGTCTTCAATTATTGGTAAATGTCATTTTTGTGTGAAAGCACATTATGATACACTAAAGCAAGAAGGATTTTCTGTAGAGCAATTAAGGGATATAGGAAGAATTGCTGCAACTGTCAATGCTTTAGCCAAAATACTTAGTTCTTAGCAAGACCGCCCCTATAGCCCAGCGGTAGAGGCATACGACTTAAAATCGTAAAAGCGTTGGTTCGAATCCAACTAGGGGCACCAGAGGAGAATAATGATAAAAGATTTAAATACCAGCAATTTATGTTTTGATGACATACTACTTGTTCCAAAAAAATCTAGTATTCCTACTAGGTCTTCAGTAATAATAGAGTCTGTAATAGGAAATTTAAAGCAGCCAAAATCTGTTTTAAGATTATCTGTGCCAATATTTATGGCTCCAATGGAATTTATATCTAGTTCCTTAATGATAAGCAAGGTAGCTCAGTTTGGAGGCGTGGGATTTATACCAAGACTCTCACCACTTGATGATAGAATGCTACAGCTAAAAGAAACTATCGAACTTAATAATGATCCCAAAAACATTGGGTTCTGTATTTCTACACATGAGGTTGATCATGTTAGCATGCTAGAAGATTTAAATAAAAGAGGAATAAGAATAATCCTTATTGATACTGCATTAGGACATCTAGATATAGCAGTTGAATCTGTTAGGAAATTAAGAGAAAATGTTTCTGAAGATACTCATATAATGTGTGGAAATGTTTCATCTTATGAGGCATATAAATCGTTAATGGATGCTGGTGCTGACTCTATAAGGGTTGGAATAGGTGGAGGAGCGGCATGCCTAACTAGAATAGTCACAGGATTTGGTGTTCCTACTTTGGCTTCAATAATGGATATATATGATAAGGTCAAAGATGATGAAATAAATGGAATTGTTGCAGATGGAGGAATTAAAAATAATGGAGATGCCGTTAAATCATTTGCTGCTGGCGCAAGTGGTATCATGATGGGTTCATTTTTTTCAGGACATGATGAATGTCAAAAGGATATTAATGGTGAACATGTGTTTAGAGGATTGGCTTCTAGAGAAGCCCAAATAAATCAAAATCCAGATGCAGTAAATGATCTCAAAGCACTTCATGTTGAGGGGGCTTCTGGAAAAATTTCTCCAAGAGGTCCAGTATTTAATTCATTGCAGATGCTTGAAAATAATATACGAAGTGGTATGTCTTATTGCGGTTCTCCAGATTTAAAACACTTTAGAGATAATTCCACCTACATAGAGGTATCCTCCTTGTCGGTACTTGAATCAAACAAAAGAATTTGATACAATTAATTCAGGTCGCCAAATGGGGCCTATATTAACTTATTCGCTTAAAGGAGGAATAATGGTAACACAATTTGCTATGGATCTTTTTAGAGATCCATTTTTTATCGGGTTTGATAACTATACCCGATTTTCCAATATCTATCGTGAGGCTACTCATCAGTCTTACCCACCATATAATTTGGTAAAGGTTGACGAGGATACCTATCAGCTATCACTTGCGCTTGCTGGATTTAGCAAGAATGAGGTAGTAGTTTCGGTAGAAAATGGAGTATTAATAGTTAAAGGTGAGAAAGCCGAGGAGAATGAAAATCAAGTTCTCCATAAGGGTATCGCAACCAGAAAGTTCACACGGACCTTTGCTCTTGGAGAGTATATGGAGGTGGATCGTGCTGAAATGGCAGACGGTATTCTTAACATCTTTGTGGAACGAAATATCCCAGAAGAAAAGAAACCCAAAACAATTAAAATTAAATAAATAAAAAACACCTGAGCATGTGTGTAAACTGCTCATTATAGAATTGGACATAATTAAATGTGGTATACAAAAATAGATCAAAATGTTTTAAGTAGATTAAACAAGCAGGGCTCCGTATTAGATTTTGGCTGCGGTGACGGCGGCTATAGTCGCATTACTAAAGATAATTATTCAAGCATACACTTGTTTGATTTTCCAGAAATGGTAAAGGATATTCCACAGGATATAAGGGAAATTCCTAATGTGTCCATTTTTTCAGATTGGAATGAGATAAGATTAAATAAGTATGATGAGGTCATAGCTACACTTGTTTTTCAACATATACATCCATACGAATTAGATGAATATTTAAAGGATATCTCTAGCATGACTTATAGGCTTGTAGTAAAAAGTCGTGTTGATTTTAATCCCTACATCAGAAAGTTAATGTCTTTTAGCGATGACATATTAATGCCTTATCTGGAAAAGTATTTTGATGTTATCGAGATTAGCTATGATGATAATTCTGAACTTTTTGTTGGAATTTTTGAGCCAAAGGTTATACATAATGCCTAGATATGAATACGCATGTATAGAATGCGATTTCGGTATGGAAGTAAGCAAAACATTTGAAGAGGCAGATACCTTAGAATTTTGTGAAAAATGTGGCAATCAAATGAATAAAGTTTACGGAACAGTCGGAGTTCAATTTAAAGGCACTGGTTTTTACAAGACAGATAATCCTAAATAGTTAAATGATATAATTAACTAAATAAACAAAACGTTTGTTTAGGAGTTATAGTTGACTAGGACTAAAGCATGGAGATTATCTTTAGCCGCCATTTTAGGCTTTGGTTGGCTATTTATAACTCCTGCCTATAGCGATGATCCATTAAGTTTAGCCGCTCAAGAAATACAAGAATTAAATGATAGCGTAGCTGACTTAAACTATAAAACAGAATTTCAATCATTAATAGACATAGCGGAATCTAAATATGACGATGCAGTAGACGCAAAGGATGCGAGAGACGATGCTGCAGATGTTTACAATTCAGCAGTAGAAGCAGAGGCCACAGCATTAAACGAAAAGCTTTTGGCTCAAACTTCAGTAGATGGACAGACTGTTACTGTGGCTACAAAACTACAAGAAAAAAATGATGCTCAATCAGCATTAGATATATCAGCAGTAAATTTAGCAACAGCAAATACTAACCTTCAAATTGCTCAAAATGCTGTAAACAATGCTGGATCAGCAGGGTTACAATATACTGTTTATCATCTATTAAGAGATGGCTATGTTAACGGGCAGCATATAGCGGTACCTGGCTCTGTCATATGTACAGGTGTCTGGAATTCAAACTCCATGAATCTTCCAGTTTGCGGATACTACGAAGACATTATTGTTAAATTTACTGGCAAAATTACAGTACCATCAGATTGGACAAACGTATACTTTGCTGGATACACAGACGACGGATTTAGAATGTATGTAGATGGCAACCTTGCTGTAGACAATTGGGTTGAACAGGGCGCTACATGGAGCGCCTATTCTCCAATATATAATGTTAGCCAAGATAAAACTTTAGATGTAGAAATATGGTGGTATAACGGCGGTGGCCCAGGATCTTATCATCTCGGATGGTCAATTCCAGGTGGGTGGACTGGTGCAGGATGTGCTTATACTGGTGGATGGGGAGTAGGATTTAGTTGTAACCTTAATACATTTTCTTATGGATCAGGTGCAACACAACAACAATTAGATAATTTGTCTGCAGCGCAGGCAGCAAAAACGGCTGCACAACAAGATTATAATACTAAATTAGCAATACGTAACACTAAAGTATCTGAATATAATTCTGCTAATTCAGCTTTAACAACTCATAATCAAACTTTAACAACTAAAACAACTGCTCATAATGCTGCAATTATAAACACAGCAAATAAATTACAAGATAAAGAAGATACAATAGATGCATATGATCAATCAATTATAGATTTAAATAATTCTATTGATAATGCTTGGAACT